TGGGCAACCTCATGACTAACACTAACTAAATAAGAATGATCTAAGTTGAGGCATTGTCTGCCACCAATATGAGGATCATTATTAAAGCTGTCATATTCTTTATGAAAATGCTTTTCGTTATGGTGTTGCCAATAACTAAGATTGATTTGAATTTTACTTCTGCATGCATTAGTTGCACCGGCATGCTTAGTATTAATAATTTTTGTTACAGCTACAGCCTTATCAACATCATATTTAGTGATGCCTAATTCATATTCTTTTTTCTTTAAATGGTTCATGCATTTTCTAACCATAGATTTAATAATCTTGGTATGTTCAGCTATTTCTTTTTTTGAATAATCATATTTGTCATAAGTTAAATTTATTTTATTTTTAAGCATTTAGTACTCCAATATATTGATTAATTTAGTTCCCAATGAACTAGCAAGAGCAGTATTAACTACTGCTCTAATTAGTGCATTAGATATCATAAACGATCTTGGGCAATTCGACAGCATCATCGTATGCTTTTTGGACAGCCTCATCTTTTGAGTTCGCCTCAACTGTATATGTGAGGTATCCATTAAATCCCTCGATCTTTACTTTGAAAGTATATTTTTTCATAGTCTCTCCTTTTTTTATTTTGGTATTTCCCAACCACCAATATCATTTGATGGTTCAAATTTTGAAAGATTAACAACCTCAATATCTTTAGGCACGTTAATTAACTTTCTAAATAACTTATCCTCAAGCTGACATAATTTGTCATAATAATTAACAAGATTTTGTTCAGCTTTTTTTAAATCTTTATCATCCGGAAAGTCTTCAGTTAATCCATCAATCCTCACTAAAGTACAATCACATTCATTTCTTTTTGATTTAACTTGAAAGTAAATTTTTTTGTAATCCATAATAGTCTCCATTTTATTTTGATTATTTTTTTGATTGAATTGTAACAGCCTCTATAGGGCAAAACCTTAGTAGTTCCTACCTAGCCCATAGAGCAATCTCATCGATCTTCATTGTGGGGGCTGTGAGTGTCTTTTGTATCCTTGCCAAAATTCGAGGAGCATCCCAACTCCTACTGATACCATGTTTCACTAATCAGTTCAGTTTTGCCGTACAGAGGCTGTCTTCTTATATATAATAATTTTCATTCTAAATAACAAGTATATAATTTACTTTATTTAACATTATTTTACTTTATTTTACCTAACCTTACCAAAGTCAATGTCACTAACAAAAACGCTGAAATAAAGAAATATGTAATAACATACATGAATATCGTTTCGTGGCTGTATGACGCTTAAAACGCCATTAAATGCTATTCCATTATTTTAATAGAATTTTGTTACCAAATAGCCTACACGAATAGATTATTAAATGTTAGTATAGGTTAAATGTCGCAGGTCGTTGGAACATAAGACCAAAAGTTTACGTAAAGTTTTAAGAGGTATAAAAATGTCAGATAAAAAAAATAAAACAAAATTAACTCTCGTTTCAAATAACGATAAAGATAAAAACAAGACTAAAAATAATAAAGTTATGGGATCAGATTTAACTGAAAAAATGCGTGGCTTTTGTCATGACGTTGTAGGGCGTAATGGGGAAAAGGGCATGAGTTTAATCGATGCATATCGTAACAACTATAATGTAAGTAAAGATATCAAGCCTAACACTCTAAGAATGTTGGCAAGTAGATTAAGATCAAAGGATAACATTGGGATATTTATAGAACATCTATTTCAGCAAAAACAGCGTCTACATCGCATGAATGAGGTCAAACTGTCTGAAAGTAAAATTGAAACAATATTAAAGAAGATAGAACAGATGGCAGACGATACAAATATAACTGATCACGTTAGATTAAAAGCCTTGGAAATGTTAGGTAAGAATTTAGGAATATTTGAAACTAATATAAACATACAAGATAAAAGAGATAGAACATCGACAGAAATTGAAAGTGAATTATTAACAAAGTTAAACACAATAATTAATAAATAAAAAGTTACGTAAACTTTTACAGCTAGTCACGATACATTTATTATTTCTATTTTCGATTATAATTTTTTTTTGATTGTGTCCGGTCTAAAATTTTTTTGTACTAGTCTTGACCCCACCTACCCACACCCACCCATGTGACACAGCCGTGGCTACACACAGCCGCACGTTATTCTGCACACTCAAATACAAAATTTTAACAAATTTACTTTTTTTATATTGTCAAAAATAAAAAAGCCAGTATAATAAATTATAATATATATAAATATTCTAAAGAAGTTTATATAGATACTAAAGAAGTATATAAATATTATATTTATATATATTGCAAAGGAACATTATTTGTCAGACAATGTAGTATCTTTAGACGATTACAGAAACCCTCCTGAAAATCTAGAAGAACGTGAATTAGATGAAGCTATCATAATTGGCTGGTCTACAGATGAGAACGGTGATAGAATGCTCTATGTGTCTTCTTCGGTTGAAGACGAGGAGAGTTTATGGATGATAGAGTTGGCAAAAAACATTATTGAGAACCGGCCTCCTATCAATAGAGATATTTATGAATGATCTTAGTCATCTATTAAAAGGGAATCTTGAAAAGATAAGTGGACTGCCGCCGGACCAGCAAAAAGAGATACTTGCCCTAATCGAAGAATATGAATCTGTAAAAGAAAAAGAAACAGCAAGAGAAAACTTTCTTCCGTTTGTAAAATTAATGTGGCCTTCTTTTATTCATGGAAGACATCATGAAATTATGGCAGAGGCATTTGAAAAGGTAGCCCGGGGTGATTTAAAAAGATTGATAATCAATATGCCACCCCGTCATACCAAGTCAGAATTTGCAAGCTATCTTTTTCCTGCGTGGTTTTTAGGTAAATATCCAGAAAAGAAAGTTATTCAAACAGCTCACACAGCAGAGCTTTCTGTTGGGTTTGGTAGAAAAGTTCGTAACCTAATACAAAACACAGACTTCCAAGAAGTATTTCCGGGCATAGAGCTGTCTGCTGATTCAAAGGCGGCAGGTAGATGGAATACAAATAAACGTGGTGACTACTTTGCGATAGGTGTAGGTGGTGCAGTAACGGGTAAGGGTGCTGATATTTTAATTATCGATGACCCCCACTCTGAACAGGAGGCTACAATGGGTGATTATAACCCGGAAGTTTATGACAAAGTTTATGAATGGTACACATCTGGACCAAGACAGAGACTACAGCCCGGTGGTGCTATCATTTTAGTTATGACAAGATGGTCCAAAAGAGATTTGACAGGTCAAATTATTAATAAATCTATCGAAAGAGAGGGTTCTAACGAGTGGGAAGTGATACAACTGCCTGCAATACTGCCTTCAAACAAGACTTTATGGCCTGAATTTTGGAAAAGAGAAGAATTAGACGCATTAAGAGCTGAATTACCCGTTTCAAAGTGGAATGCACAGTATCAACAAGACCCCACATCCGAAGAAGGAGCGTTAATTAAGCGTGAATGGTGGCAAGAATGGGAAAAAGACGACCTTCCGCCTTGTGATTCCATCATTCAGTCGTGGGATACAGCATTTTTAAAGACACAAAGAGCAGATTATAGCGCCTGCACCACTTGGGGAATCTTTCATCACCCTGATGATGAAGGTAATGAGAGGCCAAACCTCATTTTACTTGATGCATACAAAGAAAAACTAGAATTTCCTGATTTAAAACGTGCAGCTTACGAAAAATACTGGGAATTTGAGCCAGATCAGATGATTATTGAGGCTAAAGCGGCAGGATCACCCTTAATTTTTGAATTAAGAGCTATGGGAATACCAGTTACTGAGTTTACACCGAGCCGTGGACAGGATAAGATAGCAAGAGTTAACAGTGTCACGGATCTGTTTGCAAGTGGCGTTGTGTGGTGTCCACCTACACGTTGGGCAGATGAAGTTATAGAAGAATGTGCATCATTTCCATCAGGAGATCATGACGACCTAGTTGACTCAACCACACAGGCACTGTTAAGGTTTAGACAAGGTGGCTGGATAAGAACAACTATGGATGATTGGGATGATGAGCCAAAATATAGAAGGCCTGTAGAGTATTATTAAATGGAAATGACGCATATAATAGATGGATTGATAGGAATAATTGTTCTTGGTGGAGGATGGTTTCTTGGAACACAGTCAAGAGAAGTTAAAAGGATTGATATATTGCTAAATAAAACAAGAGAAGATTATGCAAAACGAGATGATGTAACAGTTGCAATAAACAGATTAGAAGAAAAAATAGATAGAATTTTAGAAAGAATTAAATAGGAGCATCTAATGGCTGTAGAAAAAACAATGACACCCATGCAGACTTTCAAAGAAAGTGCAGAGCCTGAGATAAGTATAGAGGTTGAAAACCCTGATTCAGTATCTGTTGAAACAGAAGACGGAGGGATGATCATTGATTTTACAGGCGAACAGGTAGAAGAAATATTAAGTGGTGGATTTGATTCAAATTTAGCAGAGCAAATTGAAGAGCAAGATCTAAGAGAAATGGCTGGTGAGTTAATATCAAGTTTTAATTCTGACAGACAGTCAAGAAGTGAATGGGCAAAGAGTTATGTTAAAGGATTAGATCTTCTTGGAATGAAGATAGAAGAAAGACAGCAGCCTTGGGCAGGGTCATCTGGCGTGTTTCATCCTATATTAACAGAGTCAATTGTAAGGTTTCAGGCACAAGCTATGGGAGAGATATTCCCTGCATCCGGACCGGTAAGAACTAAAATATTAGGAAAAATGTCTGTTGAAAAAACAGAGCAGGCTTCTCGTGTAGAAAATGAAATGAATTATCTTCTTACTGAAAAGATGACAGAATACAGAGATGAAACAGAGCAGATGTTATTTAAGTTGCCTTTAGCTGGTTCTGCTTTCAAAAAGGTTTATTATGATCCGATCATGGAAAGGCCATGTGCAATG